GAATCCGTCTCGCGGGTGAACGTAACCGCCTCACGCGGAATCGCGTAGAGATCCGTCCCCTTCACACGGGCATCCGGATCGCAGGGTGTGCCGACAGGGACCGTTCCCACCGGCTCCCGTGCGACAACCCGGAACTTCAGCAGCTTGAAGCTCGTTTCGTAGGCGATCGGCTCCACCACGCTCAGCAACGGCGGGCTCGGTTTGACTGCCGCAAACAGCTTCTGCGCCGGATTGGAGTTGTCGGATTTCGCGCCAGATACGACGACCGTGCGCGCGACGAACTCGAACTCCCCACCCTGAGGGGGCACGACGCCGACATCGAAGCTGTAGGTATTCGCAGGAGCGGGCACAATCTTCGTGCCCGCCTGGCAGGGCTGCTTCTCGCTCGAGCCGTTTGGCTTGAAGCTCACGCACTCGAGCTCCGTCGAAACGATGTCGGCGAGCGGAAGCGCCGCACCGTTCACATAGGAAGTCGGGTGCTCCCATCTCAGCTCGACCGTCTCGGCCGACGCGACAGCCGCAGCACCCAGCCCGATGAGAATGAGGCCGATACAGAACGCCTTGAACTTGTTCATCTTGATCCACTCACGGATATACAGGAGTTCGATGCTCATGGGTTACTGAGCCGTGTCTCCATCGACCGTGATCACGCAGTTGTCGCCGTTGTAGGCGGCAGCACCCGGATTCACCGTGCGCCGGATCCAGAGGGCGCGATGTTGACCGGGCGGGATGTCGCCGAGAGCGAGAGCATTGCCCGCACCCACGGCGTTCTGGAAACTGACACCCGTGGGGGCCTGGTCCTCATCCGCGATCGTCTGCTCGGTGCCGTTCACCGCCGACGTGCCGAGGCCGATCGCAATGTCCGTATCCTCACTCGGCGTGTTCGACTGAATGTAGACACGCGCATTCTGCAAAGTGAGGGTCTGGTGGTTGTTGTGAATGTAGATGCAGCGGTATTCGACGTCGCCCGCCTGACTCTCGGCCGAGGACACGATGTCGAACAGGTTGTGAAGCTGCGCGTCGACGACCTCGGTGGACGACTTTGCACCACCGAGCGAAGCGTTCGGATCGGTGTTGCTGGCACCACCCGAAAGACGAAACTGAATGTCGCTCGAAACGATAGGCATTTCCGCCCTCTAGCAGTGAATTAGTCAGGACTGACTTATTTTCCCACAGTCGAACAAGCTAGTCCACCATCGACGGGACAACGAGAGCCTCGCTGCCTGGGTGGAAGACTTCACGCTCGAGCTCCTCGAAACTCGGGTGCTCGCCAGTCTCCGTAAGTCGAATCCGCATCCCATGCTCCTCATGTCCCGGTCGATCCACGAACGCAGTGGTAAATCCCTGTGACCGCAGTTCCATCACCGCGAGACGATTGAGCGTGCCGCAATAGAACTCGTTGCCGAAGTTGCGAAGGAGCGTCACCATCGCAAAGCGACGTCCCATCCGGTCGACAAGGCGGGTGTCGATCTCGCGCCGCTCGATGAAGTAGGCTTCGCGCATTCGCTCCTGCACGCTCCCCTCCCCCGCCAGGTAGGCCCTGAGCATCACGTTGTCGTAGTGCCTAAGAAACTGCACTCGAATGCGCTGCAGATGCGCTGCAAGCTCATTACGCGCGACCTCAGCACGCGACTCTGCAAGTGAGCGCATCGCAGAATCGCGCCCCAGATCGATCCCTGCGCGCTCTACGAACGCGCGCATCTGTACCTCAAGCTCGTACCCTTCTGTCAGTCTCGCAAGCTGCTCGATGCCCTGGAGTGAGCTGGCAAACGATTGCTTATAAACCGGATTCAGGGATTCGGTCTCGAGCACCGCCTGGCTGAACGCGGCGCTCATCTGGCGCGTGTACCCGACGAAACGCAGCACCAGATTGCCGACCGCCTCGGCGATCGGACCCCTCACCGAGCGTGGATCGCGCATCGAGCTAGGTTCTCGTGAGCCTCATCGACCAATTGATGTAGCGGCCGACATACTGCAGCGCCGCCCGACAGAGCATGAGGCTCAGATTTGGACGCGGGCGGTAGAACTGAGACACCTCACCAACCGTCGAAGACTGAAGCCCATCCGCGATGTTCTTCTCGATCGGGTTGCCGCCCAGGTGATAGTCCGCCTGAACGAGCTGGGCCTTGCGAAAGTCCTCGAGCTGGTCCGGGTCGAGCGTCCTGAAGTCCTCATCCTCGAACTCGCGGAGCCCACCATCCCAGTAGGTGCCATCCGTGAACTCCCAGTGGAAAGCGATCCCAGCCAGATTGTCGTAGGCCCGCATGAGCGCCGAGACGCGCCGGGACTCGTCGGCGCGCTCCCAGCCCTTGAGCTGCCCCATCTGCCGGGCAAGAAGCATTGCCTGCTCGTAGGTCATCAGGCTGTTCCGCCCGAAGATGAGCTTCTCGCTCGCCTCGATGATGTAGCTGTCGACCACCCGAAACGTGCCGATCGCCGATGTCAGGGTGAGTTCGATCTTGCGAACCCCGGAGATCGCACCGGACTCGAGGGTATTCTCCTCAGCCGTGACGGTCAGCCGGTACTCTCCGGCGTTCGCGTCGAAGTCGGTGATCGGGGTAGGAGGCGTAACCTCCTCCCCGACCTCATCGAGGATCCGATAGCTGAGCGCCGTAGGTGTGACGACACCCTGCTCGCCCTTGAACGGCAGAATGCGCACGACCGAATGACCAGCGGTGAAGACGTCCATAGCTACTCGGCAGTCTTCTGCCCAGCGAGAACCCCTTCGACCTTGACCTCTTCGGCTTTCGGTTCCTCGGCCTTGGGCTGTTCGGCGGAATTCACCTCTGAGGCCAGCTTGATCGGCGCAGACGCGGTCGCCTTACGATCGATCTGAGCCTGGAGGATCTTCTCGATGAGCTCCGCGACCGCCCGGCCCTTGACACCCAGCTTTTCGCCGATCTCCCGGAGCCCATTGATACCCTTCGCGTCGGCGATCTTCTCGAGCTCCTCGCGGGTGTACTCGCGCTCCGGGCCATTCTCCGCGACGGTTTCGTTCGCCTTGCTCCCCTCGCTCTTCTGCAGATCGACCGGAGACTGCGGCTCGCTCGCCTGCTGCTGAAGCGACTTCAGCACGGGTGCCGCCGTATTCGCGAGGTGCTGCTCCGGGCGGTAAGTCAGCGGGCTCACCTGATTGCCATGCTCGTCCACGACTGGGATTGCCGCGCCGATCCGGAGCGCAGTTCGGACATCGATCGGCTCCACCGACACGCCGTTCTTGAACTCGAAGCTGCGGATGAAACCGTTGAAAGACTCGTATCCAGGCTTGGTGATCTTGAGTTTGATCGCTGGCACTTCCTTTTCCTCTGAAAACTAAGGGGCAGGTTGCCCTGCCCCTTAGTATACTTCACGACTGACTTATGTCCCCAACTAAATGTTGGTGACGCCCGCCAGGCGTGCGATCGAGTTGGTGGCCTTGAGCGCGAGGCCCAGGTACCACTTCACACGGACGCGCCACGCATCCTTGTTCTGAACGGTGCCGATCTCCTCGACACGAATACCCGCGCTGGCACCACCGTAGAGGCCGTGGAGACCATCCAGCTCGTTCATGCGGATCGCATAGATCGAGCAGGTGTTGCTGTTGTTTCCACGCACCTCGTTGCCCGGCAGGAAGTCATCCGCCAGGATCGGGATGCCGTTGTGCGTCAGAATCGGACGCGAGAAGTTCGGAAGCTGCAGCATCGCAGCGTCCGTTCCCGTGCCCACCGTGCGGAGCAGATCCTTGTAGGCGCGGACAGTGCCCGGCCGCATCAGGATCACATCCGGCCCGTTCTTCACCATGTCGCACAGCTCATCGAGCATGGTGAGCGTCAGCGCACCACCGTTCTCGCCAGCGTAGATCGTCTGGCCCGCCGGGGTGAGCCGCGCGATGCCATCGAACGACTTCGGATTCACCGAAGAGTCGCCCGTGATGATCGTGCGATTGGCCTTGCGAGCAAGCGCCTTCGCCTTGAGCGCGATCTGGATAGCGAGCTGGTCGTTCGTATCCGACTCGGTCTCGGCGATGAACTTGTCGACATCCACGTCACCGGCCAGCACCTTGAGGGTGGTCGTGACCTGAGTGAAGGTCGCAGCACCCTCGGGCACCGTATCGTTCGGATCGAGGAAGTCACCCTCGCTCAGCGTATTCTCGCGGTTGTAGACATACGCCTTACCGTTGACCCGAACGAAAGGCAGGATGCTGAAGATGCTGTCGCGGTCGATGATCTCCTCGATGACCCCACGCACGAGGTCATTCTGGGAGAGCTTGTCCGCTTCTGTTTTCAACAGAGGCATTTCAACAGACTCCTTTTCCTTTCATCTTCTGAACCAGGGCGACTTGAACTCGATCAGTCCCCGATGACTTATTTTGCCACGGTTATCTGAACAGGTTCAAGCGCTGACCCTGTGTGAGCTTCTTGTCTCTGAGTCCTGCGAGGATTCGTGCACGACCAACACCGACATTCGCCTTTCCAGACGAATTGACGCCGTTCGTCGAATCCGAATTCGCGCCCTGCTTCACCGTGGAACGAAGCAGAAGATCCCTGTCGCTGTCCTGCTCAACGAGCTTCGCGAGCGCCTCATCGAACGGAAGCGGCTCACCGTTTCCGTCCACGAGTGGCGCACGATTCGGAGCACCGCGCGGCTTGTCATAGCCGACGATGCGGCCCTGCTCGTCACGCTCGAAATGAGCGCCGAACACCGTGCGCGCCTTGCTCGGCGGCAGGGTCAGCTTCTCCGCGATGAACTTCGAGGTCGCGAACGCATGACCCACCGTCAGTTCGTCGATGTGCCGCTCACGCTCGGCGAGCTGGCTCTTGAGCGCCTCGATCTGTTCCTGCAGCGACTTCTTCTCGGCGTTGTGCGCCTCGATCATCTGCTGCTTGACCTTCTCGTATTCGCCCCGAGCCTCGAGCTGCTGCTGCTCGGCCTTCTTCTGCTGGTCCAGGAGCTCGCGCACCTGCTTCGGATCGAGGCCCTCCCACTGCTTGAGCTGCTCGCGCAGCGTGGAAAGCTCGCCCTCGATAGCGCGGAGCTTCTTCTTCTTTTCCATGACCTCACGCAGGAGCTCGCGCTCCTTCTCGGTCATGTTGCCGTCATCCTTGCCGTCCTTATCCTGGCCCTTGTCCTTGCCCTCGCCCTTCTCCGGCTCGGCGTTCTTGGTGCTCGAGGAATCCCCGCCGCCACCACCCGCGTCACCGTCAGGACCGGCCTCCTCGCGATACTGGGGGCCGAACGTGCCGAACATCGAGAACCTACGAATCAACATCTCCTGAACCTCTCACTTGGTTCTGATCACCTTTGAGCCATACCCGGCTCGACCCTGCCCTACTCCTCGGCCTGTACAGAGCCTTGAGTCGGGCGCTTCGGGGTCGTGGGGAAGTCCCCACTGACCCCACCCACCTCCTCAAGCTTGGGAGGCCAGGATTTGAGCTCAGCAAACATCGCCTCCTTGATCTCCCTGCTGAGGGATGGGAAGAGCTTGTTGATGAGCGACTCCATCTGCCTGCGGCGCACCTCATCGGGTGCCTGCACCATCGCAAGCCGGGCCGCGATATCGAATTCGTCCAGAAGTCCCCGGACGTCGAAGTTGTCCGAGTACTTCACCAAGGGTTCACTGTCCTGAGCCAGGCGATCCTCTTCGCCGTGCCACTTCGCGACGACCCGCGCGATCTCGTTCTCGAGTCGCTGCATATTCCGCGCCTTTGCACAGAGCAGCGCGTTCACACGATCGAAGTCATACGCCTTCGCAACGCCTGAGCTGTTGTCGATGCCCATAGCGTTGTCCTGCTTCGTCCGCTCACCGGCCATGCCGACCGTGTGGTAAATCTCGTTGATGATCGTGCGGATGGCCGTGATGATGAGCTGCGCCTGGCGTGGATCCGGCGATAGGAACATCGGGGCGCTCCCGCCCTCGCCGTTGTAGATGAAGATCCGCTTGGTCCCGAGCTCAACGAGCTGCTTCTTGACGTCCCCCTCGTCGCCAGGCATGAGGCCCTGGGCGGGCATGGCGAGCTGCGAGAAGGTCTGATCCTGGATGATCGCGTCCAGGTTCGACAGGTAGTTCGCCACCGCCCGATCGAGGTAGGCGATGTCGTTGATCAGCGCCGGACTGAAATACGGGTTGTCATCCTCGATGTGATCGGTCGGGATTACCGGCACCTCACCGAGCCCGTGCTCGCCACTCGCCACCTGCTCGACCGTCTTGGTGCGAGAATCACCCCGCTCCCGCTCCTCGAAGAGATACCAGGCGTTCTTCGTCCACAGGCGATAGCGAAACTCGACGTCCGTCGCCTCATCGAACGGGTCTTCGTCCCTGCGGAAGCGCTCGCGAATGAGGATCCAGTTGAGCTTGCCGTCCTCATCGAACGACATATCGAGGGCATCCTGGGGCTTTACGATGTAGGCGTAAGCCCGAATGTCCTGCTCCTTCTCCTCGGCCTTCGAGCGCGGAGCAACGGCCGCGTTATTGTCGACCACGATGTAAATGCGCCCGAAGATCGAACTGCGCCGCGCCACCTGACGGACGAACGCATCAATGTCCATCCCGTTCTTGGTGGACTTCCGCCAGAAGCGCTGTACCGAATCCGGCGCGTCGCCCACGCGCCGATGAATCGGAGGACGAAAGAGGTACTTGTTCACGAGGTCTACGACCTCGCGAGAGTGATTGAAGCGATAGGCTCGCTCTACGCGGTCACTGTATTCGTTCTCGCCCTCTTTCCAGAACTTGAAGATGTTTTCCCTGAACCAGTCGCGCCCGCCCTCGTAGCAACTCTCGAGGAAATCCCAATGCGCCTCGCGCCCCTCATACTCGGGGTGCCGACGCTTGATCAGTTTTTCCAGCGGATTCTCTTCTGCCACGGGGCCGACCCTTATAGAGGAAAATAGTATGTCACGGCGGACTTATCTTTACAACGAAATACCAATGAGCTTCGGATCCTTCATCGGGAACCGATATTCGATGGCATACCCCAGAGCGTCTGCCGAGTGCTCGATTCCGGCACGCTTGTCGATCTCGCGACTCCCCTCCTTGTAGGTCGTCTGCTCAAGCGACTCGATCAGGTGCCTGCACTTGTGCGAGACCCGTAGGCGCACCGTTCCATCGGCCGCCTTGAACATGCGGTTCACGCAGTTCACACGATCGATGACCTTCGGGTGCTTGCGCCGGTAGAAAATCGCGTAGTAGCCCTTGCTACGAAAAATGTCGAGGTCCGTCTCACCCCGAGCGTGCTGAGAGTAGCTACCAGCCGGGTCCGGAAAGATCGACGTATTCTTCTGGTAGCGCCAGTACCGGCGCTCGAGCTCGTTAACTGCATCCTCGGTCGAGGCGTCCTTCAGCACGATCTCATCGACCACCCACACCTCACCGTTGGGCTGAGGCTGAAGGATCACGCTCGACATCGGATCGCGGTTAAAGTCCTGACCCACCCAGATCGGCAGACGCGGGTTGAACGGCAGATCCGCGACATGAATCCGCCGATCGAAGGTGTGATAGACCCGCCCGCCCATCGTCTCGAACGAGGCTTCATACTCCTGCCGGAACGTCACCTCGTCGGTGTCGGCCCGAGCTTCCTCGATCTCCTCGGGGCTCACGAAGGGGCTGTCGATCGTGCGGAACTGCCAGCTCGCCCAGATACCCCGGCGACGAAGCTCGGGGTCCTGCCCCTTCTGGAACTCCCGGTAGAGGTGATTGAAGCTCTTCGGGGTACCGATGAAGAGAGCCTTACCGGCCGTCGTCGCGAGGGACGGTCGAATGACCTCCGTCCAGATCTTTCCGTCCATGTCCTGGTACTCGTCCAGGACCACGAGATTGAGGCCGCGTCCGCGCAGCTTCTGCGGGTCGTCCGCGCCCTTGCACATAATCTTCGTTCCGTTCTTGAGGAAGATGTGCATGCGCGTTTCGTGGATCTTCCTGATCCAGTCGTGCGGAATCGACATCAGGAGCTCCGGCCACATGATCTCGTTCGCCATCGGGTAGGTCGGCGCGATATACCAGATGTGCTGATCGGGAATACGCGCCGTGCGAACGATCGTGACCTTCGCGAGCTGGGTCTTACCCCAACGACGACCGGCGACGACGACCTTGTTGCGGGCCTTGCAGTAGTAAACCTCCGCCTGGCCCGGATGGAGACTAAGATACGCTAGGCGGCTCATCGCCCATCGACTCCACCAGGCGGTCGATCTCGTCTATGTCGTCCTCGAGACGCTGTGCCCGCTGATGCGCACGCAGCTCCTCGATCTCCTCCCTGGTCATTTCGTGAATGACGAGCTGCGTCAGCTCCTCACCCTGCGTGTCGTCCTTGTCGAGCCCGAGGATCGCCCAGCGCTCATTGCGAGCGATCTGCAGCGCGATCATCGCCTCCTTGACCGTCCTGATATCGTCCTTCGCGAGCGAAATTGGCTGACCGGCCTTGACACGCTGAGCGACCAGCGTGAAAGCGAGCTTTCCGAGCGTGCGGGCGTACTCGTAGTGCTCCTTCTTGGTCTCCTCGATCTTGCGAAGCGTCTCTGCCGTCTTTTCCGCCTGCTGCGCAGCGACTGCCTCACGCACGCGCTCGATCGCCTCGCCCTTCTTCGACCCCTTCTTGATCCCGCGCTCCGCGAGCTTCCTCGAAAGGTAGCTGGGATTGACGCCGTAACGCTCGCCTAGCTCGTTGAGCGTGATGTCGCCGAGCATCCACAGCTCCTCAATCTCCGCCCACTCACGGGGCGTCAGATGCTTCGCTTTCGGCTCCTCAACGCTCATCGAACCACCTTGGAAGAAAAATGAAGCGCCCACCCAGACGGAGAGTGAGAGCAACAGTGAGCGCTTCGTTGAATCATTGCCGTCATCCCAAAATTCACGGGTGACTTCATTCCCGAATGAAAACTTCCCTAATCGCGACTATGATGTAGTCGTTTTTCTTTTCCTGTTTCTTTTTCGAGGGGAAACCTCAGAAATCAGCGAAGAGCTTGGCGAGCTCATTCTTCTGTTCAGGTTGAACCCCATTGAACACCTGATACCCGAGCTGGGTAGCAGCAATCACAACGCGAGAACGCCCGCGCCGCTTTTCCCGACCCTTCTTGATGATCAGTCCTTTCGCGATCATGGCTCTGATCGTGAACTGGATCGATTGCTTGGTCGTGTGGTAGCCCACTCGATCGATGATCTGATCCAGGTCGCAGAAACTTCCGTCCGCGTTGGCCCGAATGACCACGCGGAGTACTTCGCGCATGTAGGGCGTGATCTCAACCGGGCTTGCCATAGCTAATCGACGATCAACGGTGCATTCGTCGGCTGACGATCGAACCAGATGAGCGGCATGCGTTTCGGGAGCACTCGACCCGCGTCCGGGTTTTCGTAGACGCCATAGAGCGGCATGGCGAAAACGAGCTGTTGAAGATTCTTCAGCACCTCCGGAAAGGACATGGAGTTGACTCGTGCCATGCCCTTGTCACGGTTCTTACCCGTCTTCTCGAGCGCCGAGTGTTTGTAGTAGAACTCCCGCGTTTTCCGAAGCAGCACCTCCCGATGACGCTCCGGGAGCGAGTTGAACTCCTCGCAAAGTGCGACGTAATCGATCGGGTTCGAGCGGAAGTTCAGCCGAAAGAAATTGAGCCCCTCCTTGTAGCAGGGTGCGGGACGCGCTTTCGCGAACTTGAATCCCGCCTTCTGGGCGAAGAGGTTGAAGCGGCTCATCGAGGATTGGATCTCGCAGAACCGCTTACCCTCGACGCGCGCAGCCAGGTTCAGCATGCGGTATGCCACACCAACTCCTCGAAACATGGTGTCAACCACCGTGCGGGAGTTGAGGCAGGTGTTCTCGTTCAGCCACTTGTAGCGGTAGGTGTTCGTGATTTTGGTCTCGCCCGGCCCCGGCTTGAGGTGTGGGAAGAGCTCGTGGCGAGGCGCGAGCAGCCCTCGGGGTGAGGTCATCACGCACACCCCGATCAGTTGCCCGTGCAGGGTCACGCGGTAATAACGACCCGACGTGCCGTTGGTCGACTTGTAGTGGAGCTCATGTAGCTCCTCCCAATCGTCCTTAGTGCCGGTCTCGAAGATCATTTCCCGCAGGAGTGGGAACTGCGGCTTTGGGTTGTCGATCACCGTGACCTGGGTTTCCCACTCTGGCCACTGTAGCTGGAAGTCACTCACGGTGCTTCACCTGGATCTTCTCGCGGAAGCGCTTGTCGATTCTGATGTTCGGCGCGAGTTCTTCCTCGAGGTCGGTGTGCGTGGTCGCCACGATCAGCGTGCGGCCCAGCGCCCGAGCCATCTTTGAAACCGAGAACGCAACAACTTTAGCCGTCGTGCGATCCAGGACAGCGCCAAACTCGTCAGCGACCCATACCTGCGCCGGAGCAGCCATAAGTAGAGCAAGTCGGAGCCGGTAGCGCTGCCCGTCAGAAAGCTCACTAGGCTTGCGAATGAAGAGGTAGGCATCGTTCAACCCTGCCTTTGACAGGATCTCGAGCGCTTCGGCGGTGCTCTTACCCACCAGTTCGACGATCGGCTTTTCCTCGAGCACGAGGTCATCGATGTTCTGAACGACGAGCCCCGCCTCGGCGAGGCGCTTGGCGAGCTCGCGCAGGAGCACGGACTTGCCGGATCCAGACTGGCCCGTGATGTAGATGACGTCGCCCTGGTTCACCTCGAGCTCGAGGTTGTCGTAGAGGACGAATTCACGGTCGTCCAGACCGAGTCCGAACGCTTCGGCGACCTCCAGTACCCGATCGGTGCGCTCGACGCGCGTGTGGTAGCGCTTGTCGATGACGAACCGCATAACTTATTCGTGACTTACTTTCCGGCACCAGGCAATGAACGCTTCCGCACCCTGCAGACCCGTCTCCGCCTCGATGTGGTTCATGAACTGAGTCACGACTGGGGCGGCCGACCCTGGGATCTTGGAGAAACCGAGGACCTTCTGGACCGGCAGTTCTTCTTCGGCGAGCTCCGTCAGGTCGTCTTCAGCGTTCGCGATACGGCTTGACTCTAGCTCTTCGTCATCGGCGATGGCCGACTCGTCCAGCGTGCCTAGGTCCACTGTCAGGAACTCCAGCTCCTTCTCCGAGAAGCCGAGGTCCGCAAGGTCGATCGTCGCGTCCTTCGAGAGCGCCTCGAGCTCGGCGTGAAGCTTTTCCGTATCCACCTCGCTCTGGGCGACCCGGTTATCGGCAAGGCGCGAAGCGTTCGCCTGGGACGCCGTGAGGTCTGTGCGCACGATCACCGGAACATACTTCATCCCGAGGTGCTGTGCGGCGAGCCACCGCCCGTGACCCTTGATGATCACCCCTGCTCCGTCGACCACGATCGGGACGTCGAAGCCGAAGGCGCGGATCGAGGCCGCGATCTTCTTGATCTGCTCCTCGTCGTGAATCTTGGCGTTGTTCTCGTAGGGGCGCAGTCGGTCAACCGGCCACTGTTCGGGAGCGAGCACCCCACTCTTTTCCAGGCTGTTCATTGGACGACCCTCAGGTGACTGCGGCGAACCGGCAGGTACTGCAGGTTAAGCCACTGTGCGGCCAACCATGTCAGGTGGCCCGAAAGAATCCTGCCCCGGTCGTCCACGACGACCGGCTTCTCGAAACCGTGCTGTCGAATTCGTATGGCGGTCTCTCGGATCTCGAACTCCGAGAAGGGCGAAACCCAACCTTCTCCGACATGGATTTCCTCGATTGGGTGCATCTGAACGGGCTCAGTCATCGTGATCCCGGTTGAGAAGCAGGTACACCAGGGCATCGCCAGCGTTTGTCAGGGCGTCTGCCTCGGTGAACCCCTGCATCTTCTGAACGTTCTCGATCAGGGCACTGATGCGCTCGGCGTCCTCGGCACGAATCTTGAAGCGCATGATCTGGTAGACGGGTCCGCTCGCCGCTTCGACGCTGAGGTCGATCTCCTCCGTGTCTTCCTTGATGTCGAGCGCCTCGAGGTCGAGATCGGCCGTCGAGAAGATGGCCGAGAGCTCCTTCTCGCTGTAAGGCAGAAAGGTCGCGAGCTCCTCGTTCGATCCGAGCGACTTCAGGATCTCGGCTAGCGCAGTGGCGTCATCGACGCCGTAGCGCCCGTTGTCGACCAGGCTGATTTCCTTCGCTGTCGAATCCGGGATCTCACCCAGGTTCACGACCGGAACCTGCTTGAGCCCCAGTCGCTTTGCCGACTCCCAGCGGTGCTGGCCCCCGATGATCTCGAGCCGTCCGTCTGGCAGTGTTCGCACGACGATCGGCTTGTAGACCCCAAAGCGCCGCAGACTCTCATCGAGCTTCGCCTCGTTCTCCGGCGAAACAACGTTCGAGTTCCACGGGTTGGGGTGCAGCTTCGTCGTGTCTACAAGCTGATGTTGATACTGCATCCTTCGGGTGTATTTTTAGTCAGTACTGACTTATACTTTGCCCGATGTTTCTTATACTTGCAAGGTCAAGGGGTTCGTGAGCGTCATCCAGATAGCTCACAATGCGGTTGATGCGAAGCTCATAGGAGCTGATCGACGCGCGGAGCTTTTCGTTCAAAAGCTCCTCTCCTATCAGGTGCAGGGTGCAGAGACCGTAACTGCTTTTAAGCAGGGTCACTGGGACGGTCGATCATCCTTCTATGAGATGCGGCACAAGCGCTTTCCGGCCGGGTTCGTCTTCCTGGTCCAGCAGCGTCTGACCAAGCTCGGCTACACGGTACAGATCGTCCGCAAGCCCCTGCCGCCGCCGCTTGGGCCCGAGAAGCCCGTCTTTGACGAGTTCGCCTACTCGAACCCGGACTACGACTATCAGCTCGAGACGGCGAATCGGCTGGTGAAACACGGGCGGATGATCGCCCAGATCGCAACGGGCGGCGGCAAGTCCCGCGTCGCGCAGATCGCAACTGCGAGGATTCTTCGCCCCACTCTCTTTCTGACGACCCGCTCGGTGCTCATGTACCAGATGCGGGACCACTTCGAGCGCATGCTGAAGGGGCTTGCCGAACATCACCCGGAGCTCGCTCACCTGAAGGATTATCACGTCGGTGTCATCGGGGATGGGCACTACGAGCCGCGCAGGTTCGTGAATGTCGGGATGGTGCAGACCTTCGCGCACCGTCTGAAGGAACCTGATCCTCTGAAATCGAATGAGGAACAGCGCCAGCAGGCTGAGATTCGCCAGAAAACGCTGCGGCTCCTCGAAATGTTCGAGTTTGTAATCCTCGAGGAGGCTCACGAAGCCTCGGGCGACAGTTACTACGAGATCATGGCGGCCTGCAAGAACGCGCACTATCGGCTCGCGCTCACGGCCACCCCGTTCATGAAGGAGGACGAGGAAGCCAACAAGCGTCTGATGGCATGCTCAGGCCCCATCGGCATCAAGGTCACTGAAAAGACCTTGATCGACAAGGGGATTCTCGCACGCCCCTACTTCAAGTTCCTCACGCCCGACAAGCCGCCAGGGCTCTTCAAATCCACGCCCTGGCCCCGCTGCTATGAGATTGGCGTCGTGAACAGCGCCCCTCGCAATGCCATGATCATCCGTGAGGCGCTTCGGGCTGTGAAGCACAACCTTGCCGTGCTCATCCTCGTCGCCCGGCAGTCGCACGGGAAGATTCTCGAGAAGGCTATGAAGGATAATGGCATTCGCTGCGAGTTCATCTTCGGTGAGTCCGACCAGCTGACTCGCCAGCGCATGCTCAATCGTCTGGCGAACGGCGCAATTCAGGTGCTCATCGGCTCGACCATTCTTGATGTGGGTGTCGATGTCCCCGCGATCGGCATGATCATTATTGCCTCGGCGGGCAAGGCAGAAGTTCAGTTTCGTCAGCGCATCGGTCGCGGGCTGCGTCGCAAGAAGAGCGGCCCAAACGTCGCGTTCATCGTGGACTTCATCGACGGGCATAACAACATTCTCATGCGGCACAGCATGCAGCGTCGGGCGATCATTCAGAGCACCCCCGGCTTCGCCGAGAACATTCTGATCGGCAACCAGGACTTCGACTTCAGCGGCTTTTCCTGAGGCATTGAAATGTCAGTCACGGCTGAGTTCGTGTCGTCATTCGTGCTGAAGCTGAAGGTCTATGGACATCTCCGCGAGGAGCGCCACAACACGCTCGAGGAGGCAATAACCGCATCCAACGAGCATCTGACTCGTCGCACTGCAAGTCCGCAGGCAATCGTTCGCGACGGCGTAGAGCTTCTTTCTCAGGAGGATCTTTTCAATGAGTGGCTCCGCACCACCTGCGAGGCCGTTCAATCTGCTCATCGTGATTTCCTCGGAGGTCCCGGAGTTCTCTCTCTCCGAGCAGTGGCAACTGGGGGTTCTTCTTGATGGTGCGACTGTCGCCTCAAACCCCTCCAAGGTTGTCTGCTGGGGGACCGTTGAAGCGCAACGTTTCGTCTCGAGCTGGGCGAAGCATCGGCACGCCGCTTACGCATCTGCGGCGGATTTTCTTGGTTTCACCCCTGACGGGCTCGATGCCAGAGCGCTCACCAACTGGGCCGATCACGTGCTGCTGTTCACGACCGTCATGTTCCGCGACAACGACCCCTTCTTTGCCGAGTGCGCGTATCTCGTCAAGCGGCTCGGGCGCTCATCTACCACGCTCGTGAAAAACATCGTGGACGATCTCGCGAGGATATATCACCCACCCTACATCGCGCAGGATTCCTGCGTGCGCGGCGAGGAGAACGTGGCGTGAGCCAGCGGCAGGTTCTTCTCGATTACATGCGCTTCCTGTCCATGAAGCACTTCGGGTGCGCCTGGCAGGACGGTCTCGAATTCTTTCTCTGGAACTGCATCGAGACAGGCAGCCGTCTCGATGGGATGGATCTTTACGATCTCGAACGTCTCGCGTTCAAGCTTGATGGCTGGTTTACCTGGGATGAGAAGCGCGGCGAACCCGCGTTCGTCTCACTCGCGGAGTGGCTGGCGATCTACGAGGACGACGAGGCGAATGGTGACGCATACGATGAAGAGCGCCATTTCGGTTGATATCGAAACGCTCGGGAAAGGCCCCTACGCCGTAATCCTCTCGATCGGCGCGGTGGCCTTCAACGAGAATACCCTCTCGACAGTCGATGACCTGCTCGCTGATACGTTCTATGTGAACGTGGATCCTGACAGCTACGGCGAGTTTCTCTACACACCGTTTCGGATCGACCCGGCCACCGAAGCCTGGTGGGCCACTCAGTCGCCCGAGGCTCTGGCGGCGCTCCAGGACAGTCGTCTTCCCATCTACGGCGCACTCTGGCGCTTCTACGAGTGGTGCTCGAAGCGCGTCTACTCCAAGACCGCGATTTGGGCGAGGCCCCCGAGCTTCGACGTTACGATTCTCGAATCGCACTTCGGCCATTTCAGGATCGACTGCCCCTGGAACTTTCGGCAGCCCGCGTGTGTGCGCACGCTCGAGAGGCTGCATCGGCAACTTGCGGGTCGCCGATACGATCGCGACCCTCGGTTGGTCGAGCATCGCGCGGATCATGACGCGGTTCATCAAGCCTGGCTGGTGCAGCGCTGGCTTGCGGACCTCTCACGTCGGGAGGTCGCATGAACTATCGCTATCTCGTCATTTACCGCGAGCNCATGACCGTTCACGGCATCTGGGTTCCTCAGTGGGAACATCGTCACATCGTCGTGAACGTCGGTGAGCGGGTCATGAACGATTCACAGGTGCGCGAGCTCCTCTACCAGGCATCAGGCCCGCGTCGCAAGGAGCTCGTCAATCTCGTCTATCTGGGGCAGACATGAACATCGATCCATGTGATCTTCCGCTGACCTGCAAGAACGATCTGGCACGGCTTGTCTGCGGGAAGTTTCTTTCCAGCGGGATTTCTCGCGTTGTCTACGAATACACCCTCGACCCGACAAAGGTCGTCAAGATCGAGACGAGCGCGGGATTCTTCCAGAACGTTCTCGAGTGGGAAGTCTGGCAGAACGTTCGCGACACTCGCTGGGCGAAGTGGTTCGCACCCGTTCACTACATTTCCGACAACGGGTCGGTACTCATTCAGTCGCGCACCGTTCCGGCACAAAAGCGGGACATCCCGAAACAGCTCCCCGACTTCTTCACCGATCTAAAGCTCGAGAACTTCGGTCTGCTGGACGGACGTTTCGTCGCTCACGATTACGGGTTCAACCTGCTTCTGTTCAACGGGCTTACAAGGGGGCGGATGAAGTCATTCTCGGAAAAGGAGTGGACGTGACGCCCAGGTTCTTCCTCAGCTTCTGGAACTCAACGTTCGGCAGTGACTGGTCCCCGACCATTTCACTGCCCGATGAAGTCGGTGAACGTCGCTGGCAGGAGGAACTCGAAAAGGATCGGCGCGAGCTCGAAATGCTCGATGTCGCATTCGACGGGATCGAGTGAAAAGAAGCTTCGGGACGACAACAATTGCTGCATTCGACACTCGAAGAGGACGAACAATGGGAAACAAGCTCGCGGATGTGCTTGCGGAAGACTTCCCGGTGAAGCTGACTGCACCAACCAGTGTGCCTGTAAAGCATCTTCTGATGCACGGCAGCTATGCGGTTCATGACCTCATCACGACTGCCATCGATCAGGGGCTCCTCTTCGAGGTTGTAGAGTCTTATGCCGCTGCCCGTGCTCAGGGCGTGACCATCGAGGGCGCATCGCCCTCCACGCGCACATCGAGGGTGAGGCCCAGCGCGGTGAGCGTTCGAAGCAAGAGCCCGATCTCGGCGGTCGGCTTGCCCCTCTCGACGGCACTCA